AAAAATATATAATTGATAATATTGATAATGACAATTTATTAATTTATTTTATAAATGAAATATATAATAAAACTATTTCTGAAAAAAATTTTATCGATTTATATATAACTATAATAATCGATTTAATAAAAAAAAATAATTTTTTTATTGATAATAAAATAAATTTTTATATTCTAATAGTTAATCAATGTCAAAAAAAATTTGAGGAAATATTAGATAAAAATTATTATAATCAAATATTAATTAATTTAAAAGAAAATATTAATTTATATTATAAGGATAAAAATAAATTGATTGGTAATATTAAATTGATTGGTAATTTATATATAAATAATTTATTAGAATTTAAAATTATTAGTGAAATAATTAATAATTTATTAAAAGAGGATGAAATTAAACTAGAATTATTATATAATTTAATAAAAATTATTAAATATAAATTAGAAGAAAATTATCATATAAAATTAAAAGAAAAAATTAAATTATATATTAAAAATATTAATGATTTACGATTAGAATATTTTTTTAATGAATTATATAATGATGAATTAAATACAAATACTGTTAAACATATTGAAATAAAAATAAATAAAAATATGAAACTAAAAAATACAATAAATGAATTTATAAATCATAATAAATTAGATAAAACTTTTGAATATTTAAATGAATTTATAAATGATTATGATAAATTTACATTTGATTATATAAATATTTTATTTGATCAGACAAAAATAGATGTTGAAAAAATAATAAATTTATATATTGAAATATATAAAAACTACAATAATGTTATTAATAATGTTATTAATAATATAGATGATATATACTCTTATTTCGATGATATAGAAATAGATTATCCATTTGCAATTAATTACTTTAATAATTTTATATTAGTATTACATAAAAATAAAATAATTAATGATAATTATAAAAATAAATATTTAAAATTAAAACAATAAATAATATTTATATATAATTAATATGAATAATAAATTAATATATAAATATAGACCGAAAACAATAAAAAAATTATTTTATAATAAATTATTAATTAATAAATTATTAAATTTAAATAATAATATAAATAATATTATATTATTAGGCGAAAGTGGATGTGGTAAAAGTAGTATAGTTAATATATTAAAAAAAAAATATAAAAAATGCTTACATTTATATAATTATAATTATAGAGGTTATGATATAATTACAACAACAATTAATAATTTTATTAAATTACAAAGTAATGAAACAAAAATTATAATTATTGATAATATTGATAATATATTACAAAAAGCACAAATAATTATATCAGATATAATAAATAATAATACAAATGAAAATATAAAATTTATAATAACAGGAAATAAATTATGTAATATTTTAGAAACTATTCAAAGTAAATTTATAATTATAAATTTATTAATTGATAAATCAATATTATTTGATAATATAAAAAAAATATGTAATAATGAAAATTATAATTATAATGACAATGCTTTATATAAATTAATTGATATTTATAATTGTGATATAAGAAAAATTATTAATATAATAGAATTAATTAATTTAAGTTTTAATGAAATAAATAATGAAAATATTGATAAATTATTAAATAAATTAGATTATGAAGTCATAATAAAACTTATTAATAATTTAGTTAATAATGATATTAAAAATAGTATTAAAATTATTAAAAATTTATTATTAAAAGGTTATTCAAATAATGATATATTACTAACTCTAATACAAGAAATTGAAAAATATAATTTTGAAGAAAACAAAAAAATTGATATTATAAATATTATTAATAATAAATATATAACTCTTAATATTGTTGTAAATAGTAAATTACAATTATATGCTTGTTTTGCTGAAATTTGTAATTATTTAAATAAAAATAATATTAATAATAAATAATTAAAAATAATAATAAATAAATAATGAATAAATTAAAAACAATATTAAATAATAGTTATAATTTATTAGATAAAGGTATTCCAATATTAAATTCACAATGTTCAACATTACATCATAATAAAGGTTTAATTAAAAGAGAGAAACCATCAAAAACAACATTTGATGGTTATTTATGTTGTGGTGCTAGTTGTTATTTATTATCATGGTTATTAGAAAAACATGATATTAAAACTGAAGTTAGATATTCAAAACGTGGATATGGTAATTATTTAGAAGATCATGTATTTTTACTATATAATGATATAATTATTGATCCAACATATAAGCAATTTTTTAAATCAAATATATCTTATAATAGTAATTATATAAAATATTTATATAATGATTTTCCTTTTTATTTTTTAGGTAATTATAATGATTTAGAAAATATTTATAAAAAATTAAATAATAAATATAAAAAAAATAATAATGATAATTTAGAAAATAATTTAGTTTTTTGGAAAAAAACTAAAGAAATTCATAATTTTTGTGATTTAGAGAGAGTTGAAAAGGATTTTGAGTATGCAAAAAAAAAAGGAAACATTTATATAAAATTACATTATTTAATAAATTATTATATATTATATATTATATAATGATTTTTAAAATATTACTTGCTTTATTTATTATTTATATATTAATAAAATATTTTTTTATATATAATAATTATAGTAAAATATTACCTAATTTATGGCTTGGTAATAAAGTAGGTGCACATGATAGTGATTTTTTTCATAAAAATAATATTAAATTAATTATTAATTGTACTAAAAATATAGATTTTATAAATATAAGTAATGATAAAATAAAAAAATATAGATTAGAAGTTAATGATAATTTAAGTAATGAAACTCACATAAAAATATTAAAAAATATAGATAATATTAATAAATTAATAGATACATATTTAAAAGCAAATAAAGGTGTATTTATTCATTGTAATGCAGGAATGCAGAGATCAGCTACAATAACTGCTTGTTATTTAATGTTTTCTAAAAAGTATTCAATAGAAAAAGCAATAAATTATATTAGATATAAAAGAATAATAGCTTTTCAACCTTTTATACATTATTATTCTACTTTATTAGAATATAGTAAAAAAAAATAAAAAAAGTTATTAAAAATTATGTTTATTAAAATTTATCCTTTTCGATAATCTTTATCCCTAATTCCTTTGCTTTTTTAATTTTACTACTATTATCATTTATATCTTTTACAATTAATAAATCTGTATTATTTGTAATTGTTGTTGTTATTTTACCACCTTCACTTATAATGATTTCTTCTAATTCTTTATCTCTAAATCCGGAAAAAACAATTGTTTTACCTAAATACTTTTTACCTTTTAATTTCTTCTTTGTATTTTTAACTTTAATATTAGGATTGTCTTTTAAAAACTTTTTAAATTTATCAAGATTATTAACAAATTTATTAGCAGTTTTTTCTTCAAAACCATCAATTAAAATAATCTTTTTTAATATTTCTTCTTTACTTATTAATATTTTCAATATATTTGGATATTTATCTAATATTAAATTAAATTTTTTAATACCAACACCTGCTCCAAAAATATTTGTCCCAGACATTAATATTGCTAATTCAACATTTTTAATACCATTTTGTATGTTAGTAAATAATTTTTTAGCTAATTTTATTTTAAATCCTTCTATTTTTAAAAAATCATCTACCTTGATATTAATTATTTTTTTAATTGTATTAATATTATTTTCAACTAATTTTTCAACTATTTTAGTATCAATATTTTTAATTTCTAATGTTTTTAAAAAATAAGTTATATTTTTTACACTTCTTTCATTATCTATTTCTTTATTTCTTTCATCTATAATAATATCTACTTTTGTTTTATTCCACTTATACTTTATACTTGGCATATCAGCCGAAGTTCTTTTTTCAATAGATACAATATGTGGTATTACATCACCGCTTCTTATTATTTTTAATTTACTACCTTTACCTATATCATTATCTAAAATATATTTAGCATTGAAACCAGTAACATTTTTAATTATAACACCTGATAATTTTACGGGTTTAATAAATATTCTTGGTTTTAATAAGCCATCTTTTGATATATTCCATTCTACCTTTATAACTTCAACAATTGCGACATGATGTAAACTTGTATCTTTAAAAGCAAAAGCATATTTTGGATTACCGTTTTTATTTCTTAAATGGATATTATTATCATAAATAACTAAACCATCAACATCATATGGACCCTTATTTTTTCTAATTGTTAAATATTTACTTAAAAAATCTTCATCAAAATTATTTATTTTTAATGCATGAACTGATTTTAAATTTAATTGATCAATTATATCTAACTGAATTGATATTTTTTTTTTATAAGGTTTAATTACTTCATAAGCTATAAAATCAATTATATCAAATTCATTTTCATTAATAGTTTTTTTATTTATTAAACCACTAACCAAAGCTCTTGGATTAGAATATTTTTTTTTTAATTTTTTAAAATTTTTTTTTGATATAATAAATTCTCCTCTAATAGCTATTTCTTTTATTTTAAATTTTTTATTCAATACTTTTATTTTTGGTATTAAAGATGAAATATCGGTTCCAATACTGCCATTTCCTCTTGTATATAATTTTTTTTCATTGTTAATTAAAACAAATAAACCTGATACCCCATCTAATTTATCTGATATAATATAAGAACCTTTATATTTTTTTTTCCAATTATTTATTAAATTAGATCCAGCTTTAATTTTGTCCATACTTCCCATATGATAAGGTAATTTTATTTTATTTTTAGTATGAACATTAAATCCGATTTGTTTAAAAAATTTATTATTTGGATCTATTTTTTTTAGTCTATCGTATAATAAATCATATTGTTTATCTGTAATAACTTCAATTCCATTATAATACTTGTCAGCAGCATACTTTAAAATTTTTATTAAATTAGTTTTAGATATATTATCTAAAACATTATTTATATTTTTTTTTATTAGTAAAATTAATTCATTCATTTTATACTTGTATAATTAATATATATATATAAGTATAATTTTATATTTTTATAATTAAATTATAATTCAAATTTTATAATTTATTATATTTAGTTATTCTATTAGATGGTAAAAATACACTATTTGAAAAAATATTATTAGGTAAATGAGAATTCTGATCACCTATTTGTTGATTACTTGTATTATTATTATTAATATTATTATTATTATTAATATTATTATTATTATATGATAAATTATTATTATTATTTAAATTTTTTGTAATTAAATTCTGTGTTTCAGAAATATTATTATTAATTAATTGTTTATAATATGTATTTAATAATTTTTTTTTTTTTCTATTTTTCATTTTTTTATATTGTCTTAATAATTCTTTTTCTTCTTCTTCTTTATCTTTCTTCATCAAAAAATATCTATAT